CACCGCTGAGCGGTACAAAGCTTTGAGCCGGTGCATCGGAATAGCCGCTGGTTTCTTCCTTCTTGGAATCGCCGAAATAAACATTGTCGGCAATCACTTCCAATGTCTTCCGCTTGTTGCCGTCCTTGTCAGTCCAGCTGCGGCCTTGCAGGCGACCACTCACAATCGCCATTCTGCCCTTGCTGAAATACTTCTCCACAAATTCAGCGGTATTTTTCCAGCAGACAATATCTACGAAATCTGTCTCTTTCTCACCGGAGCCGCTTTTGAAATCTCTGTCCACCGCAAGTGTAAAACTGGTAACAGCTACCCCAGTATTGGTTCTGCGCAGTTCAATATCATTGCAAATTCTGCCCATAAGGGTAATGTGATTCAGCATTGTTCTTCCTTCCTTTCTCTTATTCGCATTCAACAAATTTGCCGTTTTCCAGTTTATAGAACACGTTAGCCTTAATCCGCTTGCCGTCCACCTTGTGGGTCTTAAAACCCTTCAGCCTCCACTCGGAGCCATCAAGCGCCCACTCAGCAACGGCTATGTAGCACCCTTTTGCTCCCTTTGCCTTTCCGCCAATGCCTGTAGCAATCGCAAAGCTGTCCTTGCCTTCAACACTTGCCGCAGAATAGTTGCCAGTATTGGTTGCCGCAGACATGTAGCCAGTATTGGTTGCCGCAGACATGTTGCCAGTATTGGTTGCCGCAGACTTGTTGCCAGTATTGGTTGCCGCAGACATGTAGCCAGTATTGGTTGCCGCAGACTTGTTGCCAGTATTGGTTGCCGCAGACATGTAGCCAGTATTGGTTGCCGCAGAATAGTTGCCAGTATTGGTTGCCGCAGAATAGTCGCCAGTATTGGTTGCCGCAGCGTTCTTAAAATCCGCTTTGGAAAGCGTAAACTCTACAAACGCTTTAACAAGCCCGGAAATGCCGATCTTCGCTCCCACCTTCAGTTTTGTGGTGCAGAACTTTTTGTTATCATCGGTTTTCGTTTCTGCCAGTGATTCAACCTCTGCAAAATCATTGATTTCTGCTTTGTCATTGACAAAACCGTAGTGGTCCAGAACATCAATTGGATTTTCACAGAAGTGCATTCCGCTGCAGCATATAACAGCCTTATCTTCCTCAAAAACAGTGTTTTCAGCATACTGCTTGCCACGGCACACCAAACCGGGACCAAATCCTTTGTAACCTTTCATATAAACCCTTTCTTTAATCCAAATAATTCCTGCCAATGAGAGCCATAAACTCTTCCCGGCTGTGTGTTTCTTCGTACTTCATTTGACAGTGCTGTTTCAGCATCATGTCCAGTTCGCGTCCGTCCTTGCCGTGTACCCCGTGGTTTGATTGATTGTGTAGCCATCCAGCAAGGTACACCCAAAAGCCTTCTCTTTCGCTAATCTTCCGCCTGCTGCCTGCATAGATATGATGCCGGTGCAGGTTATTTGTCTGGCCTGTTATGTAGCATTCCTTTTCGGTCTGTAAAATGCTTTTTGACAAGCGGATCACCCTTTCCATGAAGTTAGCAAGCTATCAATTTCCTCTTTTGACTTTGTATCAATCCCAAGTTGCCTGCATTCCTGCAAAATGATATTGATAAGCCTACTCATTTGCTGCGTATCGTAGGTGCTGCTGCCGTAATAGAGGACAACATTGGTGCAGCCTTCAATTCTGCTTGGCATCGTGTCTGTCTGCCATCCAAGACCGTTTTTGCGCCACGCCTGACAGAAAGCCTCTACCGCTTTATCCTGAACGCAAGCAATCTCATAGTTGCCGCCAATCTCTTTGACTGCAGCCCGGTAAACCTCTTCTTTTGGAATGTTGGTTTTTTCTGCAATTTTGCCTATCAGAGCAAAGCAGTAGGCATTTGCATCCAGCGACCGCTTATCCTTGTATTTGGCAACCTTGATGGATAGCTTGTCCGCATTTTTCAGCGTGTCCACCATATTCAGTGCGCTCTGCTTTTCGTTCAGTTCAAAGGTAATCAGCGGTTTGCCGTTCATGTAGGAGAAGGACACACCGGAGATCGTGCCGGTCAGGTCATGCATAAGTAACCTCACTTTCTACCGGAAACCTGCCGGTCTCCAAGCACATACAAAGATAGTCTTTTCTCCCAAGGTATCTGGCAATAAACGCCTCGTCATACTCTATCGGATGATGCGTAAGCCGATCGGGATCTATATCACGAAAAAAATTGTTATAATCATCAGGCTCTAACCCATAGGCCACGATTTCCGCTTCACGAACACCAAGAGCGTACATTTCAACGTTTACTTGTCTGCGGTAGTCTGCCGATACCTTAAAGGTCTTTTCTGCTGCATGGGTCTTAACTTCGTACACTTTTACATCTGTGTTACCGTCAAGATTGACACGCAGCCGCCCTTTGATGATCTGCTTATCCTTTTCCAAGCCGGGAATGTTCAGCGCATCCAGTATCTTGTGTTCATACGCTGTGCCTGCTTTCATGGCATCGGTGCAAATATTGTTTTGGGAAAAGCCCTGCTTTACCCTCCACCAATTTTCAAAGGTCTTCGTGTTCCAATGGCGCATCACATATCCGGTATCACTTGCGCCTATATAACCGCTTCTGTCTCTGTTCGCTATCATAGCTGCTGATAAACGACATTCAGATTATGCTCTAAGACATTAAGTAGACTGTAATACTTCAGATAGGTTCGCAGTTCGTCTTCCGATCTGTTCATTTTCTCTGCAATATCCGCAACGGTCATGTTTCCTCTCTTCTGAATTGCCGTTATAGTTTCAAAGACACGGTTCTGCACTTGCATAATGTCGTGGTACTGGTCTGCCGTATTCTGTGCTTTTCTTTCAGCTTCTTCCTCTTTCAGCCAGAGCGAGAAACCAAGACCAGTATATATGGCAACCGCTTTTACGAAAGATCTTGTCATGCTGTTCCATACTCTCTGCTGGCTCATGGAGTTATCTTTTACCGGGTTTGCACCGTTCATGACAGGAGATTGCATATAGTAAACTTTATCGTCAATATGAATCTCAATCCTGGTCTCATAGCAGCGGTTCTTGACCCCGTTTTTGTCCTCGAACACCGTTTCAGATTCATAGAGACTGCCGCCAGTTCTAGGGTTCTGCACAGGGACGAAATATGCTGTTTCAGCACCGTGCTCATGCAGCAAAGCAATGCACTGGTTAAAGGGCAGGTAGTCCACTCCATCCCTCTGTTCTACATAGTTAGATACATCGACCTGCCGTAATTCATTATAGGGTTTCAGCATTTTTATTCTCCTTTTCCTCCTGCTTCTCTTTGAACAATGCAACATCTTCGCGATCCATCAGAGCACGCAGAACTTTTAATTTTTCATAGGAACCAAGTCCGTCATAGGCCAGCACAGCATTCTGCGCCAGGACAAACGCTACGCTTTCCTTCATAGTAAATCCTCCGTAAATCTCCTATATTTTCGTTTCATGCACTTTTCACACAGGATTTCTCCGTGTACATCGTAGTATTCTTCATCCTGAATCCGCTTGCCGCACTTTTCACCCTCGCAAAGAGGCATCCGGGCAAGCTGCCGTTCCTTTTCTACGTCTTGCCGCAGGAAGTCAAGCGCAGGATCGTCCGTCCGGTAAAACCTCATTTGCGTTCACCGCCCCACTGTTCTGCCATCGCCTTTGCAATGCCGGGATAGGTCTTGCTTCTGTATATTGCAGTCCTTGGATCGTTGAATCCAACCCATTTGCCATCAATAATCAGTTTGTTTTGACCATCTTGTGTCTGATTCGCCCAATGTCCGCATTCCGGAAGCGGAAGCACATCAGTAGGCTTCAATAGTGAAAGACCTTTCAACCACAAACAGGTTTTTTTGCTTTCTGGATGTCCAAACATCCAAGGATGAATTGTCTGTGTCGGTTTAATGGGAAGCCCGTATTTTTCAACAATGTCCGGGAACCACTTTTTGCAATATTCACCGCTGATGATGTTTACCGGGTTTTCAATGGATATCCGGTCACAATCCGCTTCCAGAAACTTGCAGAAAAACTCAAGGCCTTCTCGCTGTCTTCCGTCCTCTCTTTTTGCGGCGAAGCGCAGCGCACCGGAAACAGCCAAATGGGTACAAGGCGGGAAAGCAATAATCATATCCCACTTGTTGCAAACGAAATGTTCTTTGCCGTCACAGGTCTTAAATTCGATACCCTTTATTTTTGTTCCACAGTTATCTCCAAGCGGAACAAATGAAGGATTAAGCAGGGGAAGAACATCCCCCATGATGTGCCACTCAGGATGCCCACCGCTGCACTCGATAATGTCGCAGCTATAGGCTTCATGCCCTAATCTTCTGAACTCTTTGCAAACAGCTTGGGATTCTTCACAAGCAACCAAAACTTTCACTTGCGCCCACCAACTCTCTGATCCTTGTACTTCAGATACACGTTTTTGAATGTCCACCGATAGCCAAAATAGCAAACTATCGACAAAACGATGCAAGCCGCCACTGTGATTTCTTCTATACTCATGTCTTTCTCCTTATGTATTTCTTTTCTGCCCGTCCAGCTTCTCCCGAATCCCTTGCAGAACCCGGTAGAACTCTCCGTCCGGTATCACGATTCCCTCTATGGAATCCCTCACGGTTCCGTCTTTCATAATGTGGATGATTTCCATTTTCAGATTTCCTCCTGAATGTTCAGGATTTCACAAATTGCTTTACAGATTTTCGGTGCGTAACGCTTGCCAGTCAGTATCTTGTACATATAGCCACCATCCATGAACAGGCCAGTTTTCTTAGAAACAGCCTGTTCAAGCCATTTCTGCTCCTTGCCCATTTGTAGAAGTTTGGTCTTTACGCACAGACCGAAGTCAGTAAATTTAGAACAATTCACCAAAAAGTACCTCCTTACCGTTATTTTGATTGACGAGTACGGATTTGTGTACTACAATGAATGTACCACCAATCAATGCAAAGTACGGAATCACGAACTGTCTGTTGACATAATAGTACGAGCAATCGTACTTGTCAAGTACATTCGTAGGTATTTTCGTACTTTTGTTGTCATGCACAAATAAGGAGGTACGGAATTGGGTACTTTATACGAAAAAATAACTGCCCTTTGCAAAAGCAAGGGCATCTCTGGGAGCCGAATGTGTCTGGATTTGGGCATAAGCAAAAGCACGTTGTCGGACCTCAAGAAGGGAAGGATTAAGGGCATCTCCATACCAACTGCGCAAAAAATCGCAAGCTATTTTGGGATTTCCGTAGACGAACTTTATGGAAACGAGGACAAAAAAGAACAGCCCACCGAATACGATGGACTGTCTGAAAAGAGAAAAGCACTTATGCAGTTTGCAATGGAAGTTCCAGAGGACAAGGCTGAGATGATTCTTCAAGTGATGAAGACAATTCTGAAAAATGATTGAAAAGTTTTTCTACCTGCTCGCCAGTTAAATTGGCAATAAAATCAAGAAGTTCTTCTTTTGCTGTCATGGCAATTCTCCTTTCACCGGGGCAAACAACTGTTCTCAGGTGTATTATAGGGGAAAACGTTTATATTCGAAAGTGGCAGTCGAAGGCTGTCAAAAAAGATTCACAATTAGAATTTATTTAGAATAGTGTGGAGGTGCCAGTCGCCAAACTAACCACCCCCACACCCCGAGTGATAGGCCATTGCTGACCTGGCATTAGCTTATCATTTCAGAGTCCAAAAGTACACCTTTATATAGTGGGATTTTACCTTTATATGTAAGGGAAGAAACCTTTCTGTGTGAGGGTAAAACCTTACCGTATGACGGTATATCCTTACAACATTACTGAAATGAGGGCAATACATGAAAACAAGACAGGATGTATCAACCAAACCGTACTACAGATGCTTTATCTGCCCAAAGTTCCGCAACACCTGCGGAGGCAGGCCCACCCGTGATATGGACCTTCAGGAGTGGTGTGAATACCTTAGAGATATCCGGGACTATTTCCATATTTCCAATGCGTACATAACAGAAAGGGCAGAGGGATCGGCAAGCACAACAGAGCGAATCATGGCAATCAACACCGAAAAAGACATCCTACGGGCAACTGCTCGCAGATACGAGAGGGCGGTTATTGGTCCCGTTGGGGAATTTACGTGTCACCTTGACCATGACCACACGGCAGCCGATCAGATTGCCACGCTCCAAGCAGAGTTAGCCGCCCTCCGGGCAGATGTTGCATACTGGCGTAAAGAAAATGACCGCAAAGCTAAAATTATTGATAAGTACTTAGAATAATAGAGAGTCAGTGAAGCAAGTGAGGAAGGCATTATGGACAAGCACGAATTATGGCAGCATATTCAAAAATTGGAGAAGATAAATCAGCGCAGAAAACTGAAGCGGTTTGCCTATACTGTCCTGTTTTATGCTGCTGTCTTTTGTCAGATATTCTGGTGGCAGGGTACCGTTTCACACGAAAACATATGGGAAGTACTCTTGGGTTCCATACTTATTTCTGTTCCGCACGTATGGTTCAATGCAACAGTTTTTGGCCAGCTGTACAGAATCAGCAAAGAGGAAGATTATTCGCTGGAATATCTAAGAAAGCGTTTGAGAGAGAAGGAACAGGAAGATACGTAATCGGAACGAACGTTCGTTTATAGTTATAAGCGATGTTCAGTCCAATAAAACGGGTATTAAAGGAGGTGATGGATTTATTTTTTGCTGGCAACACCAATACAAAATAGGGAGAGATAACCATGAGAGTAGCTTTATACCCTCGTGTATCTGGACACGAGCAAGAGGACAACTATTCCATTCCAGAACAAATTGAAAGAATGAAGAAGTATTGTGACGCAAAGGACTGGATGGTTTACAAGATTTACACCGATTCCGTTTATTCCGGTGCGGATATGGACAGACCGGGCTTGCAGTCTTTGATTAAGGATTGCGAGGACGGCAAGTTCGATATGGTCCTTGTCTACAAGCTGGACCGGCTGTCCCGGAGCCAGAAGGACACACTGTTTCTGATTGAGGATGTATTCGAGAAGAACGATGTTGGTTTCACTTCCATGACGGAAAACTTTGACACTTCCACACCCCACGGAAAATTCATCGTTGGCATCTTGGCAGTATTTGCCCAGCTTGAGCGTGAAAAGATCAAAGAGCGTACCACAATGGGAAAAAAGGCAAGGGCAGCAGAAGGCAAATGGCACGGTTCAAAATGGGTTCCAATCGGTTACGATTATGAGGACGGCCTGTTAAAACCAAATGAATATGAAAAAATGCAGGTGCTTGAAATTGCAGACCTGTTCCTTCAGCGCACACCAGTAAGGACAATTGCTTCCATGATGACCGAGAAGGGCTACAAGCACAAATACGGAGAGTGGGAAGCAAA